GTGTTATACTCATTGGTGGCCTGTCTGTACGGATCCCAAACAATCTTCAGTCTACCTTTATGGTGGGCTGAAGCAACAATTTGGAATCGGTACTTCATACTACCTCTCCAGTGCTTGAAAGGCACTGCAGCAAAACATGATGCTGTCATGTGCATTTCAGATGGCACGGTAATTGGATTAGCAGCCCAAACACAAGGATTCACACCAATAGTGAATAATTGTGTTTCAGGTGCAACACCAACAGCCCACGGGAAATTCGTAATGTACGATTCCCTAGTAGCTATCGAAGTGATAGTCATCTCATCCATATCTCCGAGACCTACAGTTCGGGGATCGATACACAATTCCTGTTTGACGTCAAGCGATAGCTTTTGCGAGCTATCACCAACGTTAGTGTTTGACAGATTACCACCAAACGTGGGTTTCATTGGTACAATGTCAACTACAGATATAGGTCGCGACATCCCGAAAAGGCTCGCAATGGACGACACGCTTGACGCGGCCATCTCAGTGGCACGAGCGTAGTCACCTATAACCGGAATATTCTTCAATTTTCCGGCCATGCGTGCTACTGCTGTAGCAGGACGAGAGATGGGACCCTTACCATACTCGTCTTCTCCTCCCATTTGTGGTACAAGGCCAACAACTTCTGATGAAGTTGGTGTAGCTAAAACCACATCCTCAGCCCACGCAAAGATACTGACGGTTACTCTGTCTGAGGCACCGTTAGCATGTTTGAGTGGTTGTAAGGTATGTATGATCATATCTCCCATGTCTCTCCATTGAGCCTGGGGGATATTGAGGTAATCATACATCCAAAAGAATGGCAATGTCATGGAACCACCTTGGGAGGTAGTTGGATCCAAAAAGATGTGCGGGCGTTGAGACGCCGCCACAATATCTTGAGAAAAGAACGCTCTATCAACAGTCATTTCGTCCCTATTCCATAAGGGATTATATGACATGATAGCTCGTCCATAATGAAAGCCATTACCATTCAAAATGACTTTAACACATAATTTACATCTAAGATTGTTGTAATTTACAATACGATTCATGACGCGTGGGTTCTGGAAATATAAACTCCACGGGTTAAAATTTTGGTACAGCAAAGTTCCTGTACCCCATTCATATTCACGAATCTTCAAGGGTCTCGAAAAGAAATTTTCCAATCCATCCTGACCTGTTTCCGCTGTGGAAAAGGTTGCATCAGGTTGGCTCATAACTGAATAATCCCAAGTCGATTTCTCATCACTAAAAGTTGTTATCTCCTGTTGTGTCGCGGAGTTTCCGACATTCATTTGTACATTAAATTTACTAAGTCCATTTATTTACAAGGTCAGTAAGTTGACTCATACTTACCGCCCGTTGTACACTTTTTGCACTGGTATGCTCCCCTAAAAAGGGGCTTCCAATACGCACAAAGCCTAATACTTCACACTTGTGTACTCGTGTGTTATATTGGTAACCAATGTGCGCATCAATTTTGCTGACCATCAGTTTTGAAACTGGGTTGGGTTTAATGTCCCCAAATGACATTTTGCCCTAAAAGGGCGTCACAACATTGAATGTTCGTTGCTCATCAGCACCATAGTTATGGTGCCAATCGTGCATACGATCATTATAGGTAGTAGTCAAGCCTGTGCAGATATGATCCACACCGGCACGACGCGCTACCTCTTGCATGAGTTCTCGTTGAGATTCATACTTCTCTTCGCCATGATTGAACCACTCACGTAATGCACCATCAATGTTCTGTGCGCTAGCTTCCTCCTCAGTAAGAGGATGATTCTTGCAACGCATAAAACAATGTAGTGATTTGTAGATGGAACTATCTGACAACGCACCGACATGCACACCCAATTTTGGATGGTACATGCTAGTACGTTTCAAAAATTCGAAGTCGCAAGCTGGTAAAAAGTCCAACAGCTCAGACTCCTTGTCGGGCATCGTGTAAGTTTGACCGAATTCGGCCAAGAAATGTGAACACCCTTTGATGGTGAAATCAGTGACATTTGGTGAAACAGAACCAATGTTGTCATCTCCATAGGTCATGATAGCGACACTATCCCTGAATGGGGTAGATCGCTCGTGACTGTAATAATAACACCTAAGATTCAAAGATCCACAAATACCATTGATAATGACTGTCAATGAATTACCGCTGATATGTGCTCCTTCTGTGAGCCCAATAAGATCACCATTGAACGCGATATAGGCGAAGACGATATCTCCCGTCATGGCTTCCATAACATTCAAATCTTCTTCGCTATAATCACACTCACGCGCAAAATCTATCAATACTCGCAATGCAGCAAAAATCAGCTGGGATGGTAACTTTTGGTCGTATTTACCGTAATCACCGCCAAACAAACGATCCATGCCAAATTTTGTGGCATGTTGATGGAACTCTTCCCACTCTGTTCCATAAGAGTTGATACCCACAGCACACTCGGACACAATAGGATTCATTTGTAGAACCCTAAGTACTGGAAGATAATACTTGCGAATAAGCCACGTCAACGATAATGCATTGCTATAGAAAATGCGACACTTGTCTTTGGACAAAATCTCATCTTTTTTGCACGCTTTCGCAATGGGATAACCCCTCTCACCGCGTTTGTAACAATCTTCTATACGACTAATTTCAGTCATCAGAACATCATCAAGGATGCGATTATTGGGTTTTTCTTCCGTTGGCTCGAGTTCAGTCACGAAATTGCGCTTAGGTCCGCTCAAAGGAAATCCCACGGATGTGTTCAATTTGATAGCATCCATGAATTTTTTCCCGGTCACAACAGACAGATTTTCGTGATCCGTAAGAGGTCTGGCATCATTCCACATCACGTGCTGGAAAATGGGCAACAAAG